GCGGAAACGAGCAAGGGGGAGACGACGGCGGCAACACCCGGTGTATGAGCCAAGCCGCTAACTGCAGCGTAGGCAGTCGTATACGAGGATGCCTGCAACAGCCCACGAGATTGGCGCTGAAAATGCCCAACAGCTTCACCAACACGCGTAAGGCCAAATTGGTTGAATGTTCCGCCAGACGCAGCCGTAAGACGAGCATGGGCTTGCGTGTCACTGAGCGCCATGCCAACGGCGTACCTGGTGTGAGCGGGTCCATACGTAACAGTGCCAAAGTTCGGGTGGAGAACAATCCCGTGTGGACGCTGGGCAACGCGGACAACATCACCAACAGCCACAGGTGGGAGTGAGTCGGGAAGATTAAGAACGCGCTGTACTTCAAGGACGCTAGCCTTGAAGTCCAAGAGCTGCAAACGCCGGACAAATTCATCCTCGTAAACATCAGTGATAGTTTCATTGATGGAGTCGTTATTCAGACGCCACGTACAATAATCCTCAATGAAGTCATCGACTTCTTCTTGCTCAAGTGCTATCTCATGATATTCAGGGGAGCCGATTGGCGGCCAAAAGGGCTGGCGTGGCGGAACACAGGGGTCAGGAATGACGCGGCGAGGCTGCTCGACGGGTGTCGGTGGAAGCTCGCGTGGTAGTTTGTTCTCCCTTACGGGGTCGCGAGCAGGCACCTTCGGCCCATCGAGTTTGCCCTCTCCAGGTTGACACATTTGTTGCAATGCGTCAGCTTCGTCATTATTGACACAAACATGCCAATGATCGTCGGCCATCTTACACTCAGACAATGGGAAGCGGCATTCCTTCATCTTAGGCGCTTTTGGGTCGCGATTGCGTTCAGAAATCCTGCGTTTAGCGCCAACGTGGGCCTTGCCCTTTTTCTTCTGATGCCAATGGGTGGGGAGGGGACAGACACGACCTAAGTCGCATTGCACTTCGACTGGCCCCTCCCCACCCCGGTCAAGGCTGCCATTGCCGTGGAGAGCGTGCATTTCACGATTCCTGCCACGAGCTTCCATCTCAGCGGCGCCGTCAAGCCCGCAATCGCAACCGCCAGAAACAAGGTTGGCGCCACATGCCCCACAAACGGTGGGCGTCGCATCCTGCCACTCCGGTTCAAGACTCTTCACTCTTTGTGGTGCGTTCTCCTTAACTTCAGGGGGGGCGGGCACAACCAAGCGCACGGCGTCGTAGGCGAACATGGCTCCGTGTGTTGAAGCTTTCCCAGTGAGCCGGTAGCCATCACGCATAGCAAGCCGGACGCACTCATCGTATGGCATAGAGCAGGGGAACAACATCACCTTGTTCCCAGGGGCATCAGTGGCGAGCGGCCGCGTCTTCACGCCTTTGGTGCCAAAAAGCATGGGATTAACCTGCGTCTGTGGCAAGACCAGTGGCGTCACAACGGTCACAAAAAGAAGCCCGAAGTTTGGGCTAGGCGCAGCAGCGCTTCCAGCCCAAGCAAGGCCAGGCGGGTTGGCGTAGCTCCCTGTCCCATTGTAGCTGAATGACCATTGCCCAACGGTCTCGCCAGTGGTGGCGCTGGTTGACGGTATGCGTATTGCGGCTGCGCTCTGCGGGCCAGCAGCACTTGCGAGCATATCGACGGCTGCCAAGCCCCCATATGGATTGAGATTGGGGCAAACGACGGACGCATGACTGGTGCCCTCAACTTGAAGAAGAACATAGATGATGGTGCCAGAGGGGAGGTTGTAAGGGAACTGAAACCCTGGTTGCCCAGAAGAGATAGTGTCACTGTATGACATCCCGATGGTGTTGTAGGTCTGCGTGCTGCCTGCAAAAAAGGGGGTTGTACCAAAGTTGAACCCGGCGTTGACAAGCTGTATCAGCGCGCCAAGGCTGTTTTGCGGGACTAAACGTTGATTCCTCATGCGCACGGAATAGCACAAGTGCAAATCCATGGCTCCATCGAAATGCTCAAAGGCGTTGAAGCCCTGAATGTCAAGACGCCACGTGATGTAAGGGCTAAGATCAGGCGGTTTCTCACCCTCACTGAGAACTTTGAGCCACCGAAGGGGTTGATCCTTAGTGGCACACTCGGCTGCACAAATGAGAGGGGCAGTACAAGGGCCACAAACATTCCCAGTCATGGCCGCAAGCTCGGTGGGATTGCCAGGTGGCTGTGAGTAGATGTCAGTGCTAAAGGCCATGGCAACCTGCCCGACGGCGGGGGCGGATGTGGCAAGGCTGCCAAACGGAACGGCGAAAGCAACAAGCTGCTCAAACTGGATGTTGAAAAACTGCTCTACCATGGGTTTCAAACGCGGAGTGACAAAGAAATCGGTCGGGTCGATGTAGATAGAGTAATAATAAGGTCCAGTGGTGGCATCACCAATGCCAATGGATATAACCTTCTCAGTCCCGCCCATAACAACCTCGTCGGATGACGCTGGCCGCGGAAGGTTGCCACCAGGCATAAAAGAAGCGCCCTTATTGAAAATGGGAGAAACGGTAGGCGAGACCTGATACTCGCCTGAGCCAAGAAGGTTACGCAGAGCAGACTCAGCCATGGAACCCAAAAAGCCACCAGCTTTACTCCCAAAATCCTGCCCAACACTATAAGCGCCTCTGCCACGGATGATACTTTTAACTCCGCCGACAGCCTCAGCGGCGGCAGGATTGCCGCGAAGATAAGTCGCCTGCTTCTGAAGCTGTTCAGTACGCTTCACCCGTCGCGCCACATTCTTAGCCTTACGCACACCTTTCTGCTCGTCGGTGAGTTCCTTCTTGACAGCCTTCTCTATCTTCTTGCGCTCACCCTTGACTCTCCCTTTCTTTGGCTCGCCCGAACCACCCGGGCCAGGAATGATCCCCCAAAAGACGGTGCCGGTAGCACAGTCGGCTTGGTCTGATGGCTGCACAACTCGAGGACCGTTGTAGACAATCATGCCAGGTGGACCGGCAGAGAAGAGGGGGGCCATGGTACCGCAGTCATTGAGAGTAACAACAACGGATTTGCCAGAAACGTTGAGGATAACATCGAAGAGATTCGGGTCGGTGTGGGGTATCTGACAAGCCCCCTCAGCAGCGGCAAAATCCAAGGGCGTGGGGTCGCCATACTCAGGCGGCCGGGGAGATGGTGGTGGAGTGGGGGGCTCAGGCACAGGAGGTTTGCGAATCCAAATGCCATATTCGCCGGCTTTCATGGCGGCTTCAAG